CGTGTACGCACAATTGTGCGTATATGGAGTTTCTTCCGGCTACGGGTATTCTCTCCCGTTCCTTGCAGAGCATCACTATGAATGAATCTCGAACTTATACTAAGCGTTTCCATTGGGTCGACACTGACTCTATATCTGGCGTCTCATCTCAGAACGACTTCGCCCAGCTTAGCTGGGCTGATACTCGTACTGGGGTGGACAACCCATCTTATAGAGATCAGATTCGACGCGGCGTCAATGCATCGACGCCGTTTACGGGAACGAAGAGTACGCTCGAGGTGGGGGATTTGCGTGACTATACAGTCGCGATAAATCTCGCCGGAAAGAACCGTGTGAGAACCCTTAGTGGGTCTCCTCTCACGAATCCTTTCTTTCGAACCCTCAACACTCTTAGTGAGACTTCTGCTAACTCTGCTGCTTTGGGTAAGTTCTACAGTTCTGCCAGGTCGGCCACCACTGCTATGCAGGGGATGACTTTTCTTGGCGAGATTGCAGAAACTATCCGTATGCTAAAACGTCCTGCTTCTTCTCTTCAACGTGGCATCGGTGAGTATCTCGAGCGATTAAAGAAAATCTCTCGCCATCCTTCCCGACCATATCGTCGACAAGCTCTTGCAGGTACCTACCTTGAGTACGCTTTCGGCTGGGTTCCGCTTATCTCTGATACGCGTGACGCGGCTAAAGCGTTAAACCGACTTATGTCAAGTACTCCCCAGGTTCGCTGTACCGGCTTCGGTGAAACCGAGGTCGCTACTCCTAACTCTGGTAGTACTTCTCATCCTGTCAGTCTGTACCGTGGTTATTATAACAAAGTCGAGAGAGATCTCGTCCAAGTTATTTACCATGGTGCAGTTAAAGGTAGTGCTTCAGGTCCGACGCTCGATCATGCTATGGATCTCTTCGGGTTTCGACTCGATGAGGTTGTTCCAACTGCATGGGAGCTTCTTCCTTGGAGCTTTTTAGCTGACTATTTCTCCAATGTTGGAGAGATCGTCTCTGCCACGTTCTACGCAAGCAGTAACTTTGCTTGGTGTAACAAAACTGTCCGTAGAGTATCCTCTGTTGAGTATACCGAATGGACCGATTTTGAGTACACTAAGGCATCGTTTCCTACTACGCAGTCTGTGTCAGGCAGCAATAGCTGGGTGAGCACTCGATCGTCGGTCGTGCGTGGTGCTGCTACCCCCTCCGTTCCTTCTTTCCGTTTTGAATTTCCCGGATCGAATACGAAGTGGGTTAACATCGCCGCGCTTGCCCTTCAATCGAAGTCCCTCGCTCGTTTCTTCCTCTAACCATCGACGATCTACAAGGATCCGAAATGACAATCACTGTCACTTCCCCGATAACGGGAGCTGCTCAAACGGGGTTTACTTCCCCCACCTACACCCTCACGGGCGATGTCGCTCCAGACAGCAACGGCAAGCAAAATGCTGTTACTGCTCTGGGCGGGACACAGGCGGGCGTTACTGCCCACTCTGTGGCCGCCCCTTTCACCGTTACGGCTGTCCGTCCGAAGATTTTAAAATCGCTCGGACAACCGAACCCGGTGACTGGTGTTGTCAAGAACGTGCCTCGTAATACGTATAAGGTCATTACCCGCAAGGGGGTTCTCCCTCTTGCTGGTCAGCCTTATACTACGATGCTCGTGACTACTACGATCGAAGTCCCGGCAGGTTCAGATTTGGCAGACGCTTCTAACGTGCGTGCTGCCCTTTCTGCTCATATCGGTGCTTTGACCCAACAGTCCGCAGGTATTGGTGATACGGCCGTCTCTGGAATTATCTAGAGTCTGCAATCACCTTATACCGTTTCTTGACTTAATCACTATGAGGATAGGCTGATGAGTACTTGCTCTCATGCTCTTTATCTCGCACTGACTCGTGACTTGCAGACATACCTCCCAAATAGTCCTTCCGCATTCGACCCTTTTACGGGGTCGGATATGGTTTACTATCCTGGGATGTCAAGAAAAGAGTTTTCCGCCGGCAGCCTGTCGAGATCGCTCCTGAAGAAATTTCAGGACTGGTCCCAACCTACTGCTGATTCGGACGCCCTATCACTGTTCATTAGCATGAACAATAAGTGTAAGGCGTACTCTTTCCCTAATGTCTGGTCCCTTACTGAGCCTCAACTTCAGGTGTTCTCGCATGCTAAAAACATGCTACACAAGTGGCTGTGCTCAGGAACGGGCTTCCGTTTCAGCGCTTCCGATATTTTGGAACGCTGCGACTTCGGCCCTGGGGCGTCTGTGGGGGCGTCTGGAACCAGCTTTTATCATAAAGCTGGCTCCTCGCGTCTTTCTCAGACTTCTAGTCTTTTGTACTCCATGTACTTGGAGTCTATCAGGAGTTCTCGTACCTGGATCGAGGCTGAAAAATTACGCCGAGATCTTTTTGGTCGACCTGATATTGTCAGTGGCAGTAAGCTATGCTTCGTTCCAAAATCTACGAAAATTAGCAGAACAATTTGCGTCGAACCTTCGCTGAATATGTTTGTTCAGAAAGGTTTAGGTTCCTGTCTTGAAACTGTCCTGAAAAAGTCGATTGGTTTCGACCTCTCAGATCAGCAGTTCCGAAACAAGCGCCTAGCTAGGATCGGGTCTAAAGATGGAAGATTTTCTACTATAGATCTATCTTCCGCTTCTGACACGATCTCATTGTCTCTCTGCAACGAGCTGCTTCCTCGAGATTTCCTCGAGTGGCTGCTCGTTTGTAGATCGCCAATGACCACGCTACCTGATGGTAGCATGGTACCGATGCATATGATTTCGTCTATGGGGAATGCTTATACTTTCCCCCTCCAGACGTTGATCTTTTCTGCTTTAGCTCTTGGCTGTTACCGTGTCCTCGGCCTAGATTTTATCAGGCCTTCTGGAACGGACGGGAACCTTGGAGTCTTCGGTGACGATATAGTCTGTCTTAGCGAAAGCTTTGACCTACTTATATCTGTCCTCGAACTTTCGGGGTTCCTCCCTAACAAGAGCAAGTCCTTTAACTCAGGACTTTTTCGTGAGTCGTGCGGTGGCGATTATTTTGACGGCCACCTGGTTCGTGGTGTTTATTGCAAAACACTTCGAACTTCTCACGGCAAGTACTCTTTGATCAACAGATTGAATGTTTGGTCAGCAAACAACGGGATACCTCTTCCTCGGACTATATCGTATCTCATGAAAGGGGTCAGGTTTTTGCCTGTCCCCCCCTGGGATTCTGATATTGCCGGTGTTAAGGTCCCGCTGTCTCTTGTCCCCTCTATTAAGCGTGACAAGAACGGTTCTTTTAGGTTTAAGCGCCTAGAAGCCCGTTCTTTGTCGTGTTCACTAGAGGACATTCCATCGCAATCTGAGCAGAAACGCTTTCGGATAGTCTATAATCCTTCGGCAATCCTGCTCTCTGCAGTCAAAGGTACTTTACGGAACGGGTCTCTCAACATACGACTTGATGTCGTGAGGCCGCACTATCGGTTTGCTATAGCTCCTTGTTGGGACTATATCGACCTGGACCACTCCCTTTTGGAGAGTGGTGGTTTGGAGGCTTGGAAACAAGCTACAACAGCAAACTTCGGAAGTAGTTTGCTCTAAACCAGCTGGGTAAAACCAGCGCCTCGATGCAGA